AAGTTGTCTCTATTTGTAGCGTGTCAAGATTAGATTGTAATTTAAAGAAATAATCTTCCTTTAAGTTAATGAATACATGCGATGTATGTTGTGAAAAAATTAACAAGATAAATCACAAAGAAGTTAAGTGTCCTTTTTGTGATTTAACAAGTTGTCGTTCATGTTCACAAAAGTATCTTCTTTCAACTTTCGAAGATCCTCATTGTATGGGGTGTAAGACTCGTTGGAACCGTGAATTTGTGGATTCATTTTGTACAAAGTATTTTCGAAATGTTGATTTGAAGCGTCATAGGGAAAATGTACTGTTCGAACGGGAAAAGGCTCTCATGCCCCAAACACAGGTAGAAGTTGAGAGGGTGCTCGAGATACAGAGGCTTCGACGTGAAGCAAGTGAACTCCGTAAATCCTTAATCGATCTGTACGAGATACACCGGATATCGTACCCGATTACAAATGAGGTATTCTTACGACACCCGGAAATATTAACAATACATAACGAGTTGGAAGAAGTGTATGTTAAAGTCGAAGAATTAAGGAATCGTGGTCAACTAAATGTGAATACTCAAATAAAATTTACACGTAAGTGTCCAATTGAGGAATGTAAAGGATTCCTAAACGAAGAGTTTTTCTGTGGTTTGTGTCGTAATAACTTTTGTAAAGATTGTTTAGAACCTCTTGGAGATGACCACACATGTGATCCACGGGTTGTAAAAACGATGAAGTTGTTAAATCGAGATAGTAAATCATGTCCCAAATGTGGAACAGTCATATACAAATCTAGTGGGTGTTCACAGATGTGGTGTATCAACTGTCACACGGCGTTCGATTGGAGATCTGGTGAAATCGCGACTGGGCGTATACATAATCCACATTTTATCGAATTTAAGAGGAAAGGGGGTGTGAGCAGGGAACATGGAGATATCCCGTGCGGTGGTATACCAACATACAGGGAACTACGCCAAGCCGAAGCATCCGACGATTTACTGAATCTATCAACCTATATATTTTATGCGGATAGGGAAAATGCGTATATTGACCTGGAACCCATTGATAACTTAAATGCCCGCGTCGCGTATATGCTCAATCAACTCGATGAAAAAGAGTTTAAAATATTTTTACAGAGACAGGAGAAATATAAGGATAAGATGAGGGACATGTCACATATATTCGAAATGTTGACCCATACCGGTGGGGATCTCCTTCGCCAATATATACTCGAACCATCACGACAACCGGAAATCATAGACTTATTATCAAAAATATTAGTGTATGGAAATGAAATTTTTGAAACAATACGGAAACGATATAATTGTGTATTACCAAAAAATTTATATTTCTAAATAATAAGATGAATGATAGTTTGATCATACTCATACTGGCTCTCCTCTTTTTGTATATGTTACCAAGGTACCCCGAGCCAACGTTGATCGAGAATTTTATTACAGAACAGGAACGAAGACATATCATACAAGAAGCATCTGGGAAACTTGAACCGTCAACCATCTCAGCGGATAAGAAGATTGACACGAGCTTTCGTAAGAGTGATACAGCATGGTTGGGTAGAGATGATAAAATTGTGGATACCGTGATGAGAAAATGTCTGAAATACACCGACAGACCCATAGATAATTATGAGAAACTCCAGGTTGTTAGGTACAAAGCTGGTGGATACTATAAACCTCACCAAGATGCATTCGCTAACGAGGAGAACATGCGGGTGTATACATTCATACTCGCATTGAATGATGGATACAATGGTGGTGAGACTGTATTCCCAAACATAAATAAGACCTATAAACTCAAGGCTGGTGACGCGTTATTTTTCGATACATTAGACAACTATAATCTCATAACATCCAAGGCTTTACATGGAGGTAAACCGGTAAAGTCTGGGGATAAATGGATTTGTAATTTATGGGTAAGGAAATACCCTTATCCAGACGGCTTTCCGTCGTCTCGTTGATCTACGACGGCGATCGGTACGCCTTGTTTTACGCTTTTTTATCCTTGAAGCCAACTTTTTTATAAAATAAAGCTCGTACGTAAATTTTTTAAAGCGCTCATCATCCTCCGATAGTTCTATATTCTTTTTGTAAATTATACTCCACAAATTAGTATATTTTACAGCTGGAATTATTAGACATTTATAATACTTTGTCAAGAATTCAATAAGTTGTAATGCGAGTGCCACCCTCATATCTCCAACCGGTTTGGTGTCAATTTCTATGAGAAAAGTATTTATTTTATCAGTCATCTCACGTTCCGTGAATAGATCGAGATACGTAAATTTCGAACACGTGAAACAGCTGACACCACCGTTACGGAAGTGATTAAAAGTACACTTATCACAAAACTCGTGGTCACATGATAATTTAGTTCTATAATACATTGATTTTTCACAACTTCCACAAATATCATCTACTACATGTTTATGATCATCACATAAATGGGTGTCGTCAATGACATGTTTCTTACATGGATAATTATCTGGTCCGCAAGCGACGCATAACATTCTTATATATATTTATATTACAAAACTTTAATACACATGTCTTCGTATTTAGAATTACCAACATACACATATGATAAAATGTCAATAAATGAAACACGGTTGTTCAGAAGAGATTTTGAAAAACCCGTTGTTATACGAGGATTGTATAACCCAACGGCTAAAAATATGAGTATAGATGCGGTTGTTTCGATGTTTGGTGATATTGAGTTGCCGATGGAGACGTATGAAATGGAAAATACACCCACACCCTCTTCCGAGATAGAAGAACATACGATGAAATATATGTTTGATCATTGGAAAACAAATAAGCCACCATTTTTATATTGTGCAGAAGTTGATTTATTTGAACAACCCATATCAGACAAATTGACGAAAGCCTTACATAACCCAAATACAGAACATAGGGAAATTGATGAATTTTTCTTATTTTTAGGTAAAAATCATAAAACTGGTTTACATTTACATGTCAATGGTGATTATATATTAAATCAGTTATTCGGGAGTAAAACGATTTACATATTCGAGAATTACGAAAATGCAAATGTTCGTAAAAATCCATTTTATTATTTCAATCAATCCAATTTTGCTATAGACGATTTTTTCGAAATGGATCACAGCAAAATGAAAATTTATAAAACGACCTTATACCCAGGGGATAGTCTCATTATTCCACCATGGTACTGGCATGCTACACACGGGCATGAAATTAATATGTCCATGACACAGACCTTTACGAGACGAGATGAATCTTTTATATGGAAAAACCCAAATTTAATATTTGACTATTATTTCGATTATGGACCACAACAATTGATAGCTATACTTGCGGTTATTATAATTCTAGTTTTCATTTTAAGGCGTCAAAGTTGATCTCGAACCCGTTCTCTGTTCACCATATGCAGAGCCTCAACTTCAGACTTATTCTGTGCCGCATATGGAACAGCATACCCCTCATCAACCAACGGTGATTATAGTTAAAACTTTAATACCCTCATATATTAGATGAAGTGTGTGGCTACATTTTCTGAAAACAGTCTTTACAAGATAAAACTGGCAAAGACTCGTAAGAATGTCCTTGAATCTATGTACCAGAGACCGAGTATCGTGGAGGTGCGTCCTATTAGGGAAAATCTGAGACTTCGTTTACGTTTCACCGAAGCGATAAAAGAAGCACAGGAAATGTGTAAAATGGATAAGGATTCATCTGAGTGTCATTGGGCTTGGTACGAGGTTGACGAATTAGAGGATTCTATGCTACGTCTATACCCCGATAGATGGTGACATTTGGTGGATCGTCATCATACCCATAATACTGAATAGATATTCCAAAGAGATCTATCATTTCCGGATTAACGTCTTCATTCATATATCTTTTCCAATTTTGTAAAGTTGTGTGGAAATATTCAACACCATCCTCTGAAAATGCACCTATACGCATGAATGGTCTACTACGTAGCTTTCTCATATATTCATAAACAGCCTCAGGTAAAGGTGTTGTTCTATTATATACTGATTTTAACACGTCGACAATGTAATATCCATGTGAATCGCAAATTATATTTACCTGCATTTTAGGAAACCCCTTGATATACACTTCAAAATCCGCATTACTGGGGAGAGTTGTATATATTGGTGTTTTTTCACATATACACTCTTCATGATACCCAACACCCGGGTGTGTATGGTATGATATTTCCGAATACCACACCTGTTCAATTTCACGCGTGTCGACTGTGTTTCGTTTTTTTGATGTAATCCTTGTTGGTGTACTAAATTTGAAATTATCATATTCGATACCACCTGCATATTCCCACCGCTTGACAGAAGATATCTTACTTATCTCTTTCAAATTGTGCACTACTTCATGAGACAATTTCATTCTTTGTCTTCTTAACACCGCATTTGGACGTACGACCCCTAATCTCATTGATATATACTGAGAGTTTATTGGGACTTGTTTTAAACTAGGAGATATTCATGATCACATTTCTATCTAAGAGTGTGATCTCACCGAGTTCATCCCATGTGTAATACTTGATGGAGATACCAAATTCTTTACGCATGATGGGGTCCATATATTTATTCACGGTACGTTTCCATTGAGCAGGAGTTGTTTGAATATACACCAAATCGCTCCAAGTCACTCGCACTCTCTGAAATTCTCGACCGTTCATGAGACTCGCGAATTTTATGGCGACACTGTTGGCGTTAGGTTTGTTCATATTTGTTTCGATGAGGTCGATGATATAGTACCCTTGGTTCTCGAGGATGAGGTTCGCTTGTACAGTTGGATAATTATCAACATAGACCTTGAAATCAGAGGCACTCGGGTACGTGAAGAGTGGTGTATTGTATCCCGGAACGGGGTGTGTGTGATACACGATATACTGTGTCAAATCCTCAGCTGTTGGTTGTACGGTGGTAAGTTGTCGGTTCGTACGTTCTGTGGGTTTATTGAATCGGACATAATTTCGCATATTTTCTATGGTGAATGGTATTGTACCCGCGTACTCAACCTTCTGTTCCCATGTTTTTTTGTACACGTCTTGAAGTTCGTTGAGAACTTTACGACTCAATCGAACGGACATGTACCTATTGTTTGCGCGTGTTATCGTCCCCACGTTTAATCCACTTTTTGGTATATTCACTCTTCTAAAGTTATTAGATAACTGGTTGAGGATACTTTTAAACCGGGCCACCTGACGCCGCCTACGAGCAGTTTCGGTGGACACCATCTTACTATATATAAAGAAGAAAATTGAAATGTGTGTAATGAACATCGAGGCATTCGCTCGAGAGATATATTCTCAATTGGGACCTGGGTACAGCGAGAGAGTATATCATAATGCGATGGAAGTTTTACTACGAGAGAATAGTATTCAATACGAATCGGAACGTATCATTACGATACCATTCAAGGGGCACGTGATTGGTAATTTAAGGGCGGATATCATTATTAACAACGAGATTGTGCTAGAGTTTAAGACGATTCGAACTCTGAATGACGCGGCGGAGTTGCAGGCTCATAACTATCTTCGTCTGACAGGTCTGAAGATGGCGTATCTGGTGAATTACCCACCTCATCCAGATCGGGAGGTAGAGGTGCGAAAGATTCAAGCGCTGCCATTGGAGGAAGAGTATGATAAAATCTTCGGGATTCCTCGTAGTATGTCTGCGGATCTAGGACAGCCGCTTGAAGAATTTCTTGAACCCTACGGAGTAGACTGCGAGCTTCTTCTAGACAGTACTGTACCGCTGGGTATGCTTGAGTGATCGTCTCTAGATGAGGGAGGACTGGTTCGTCGTTCATTTGTAATAGGTATACTTACGTTCGTATTTAGGCTCAATTTTCAAATAACTGGGAATTCCACCACTCGGAGGCTTTCTGCAAAAGTTTTTACACTCGCAACAATCCCTAGGATTCGTGAGTTGTCTCTTGTTTGCGTAGCACCGCATGGGAAGGTAAATGTCCTTCTTGAGAATTCGAATGATTCTGTCGATGAGTATCATACTACCTTTTCTTAAAATCTCTGACAACTTAGGGTCCTATTCACAGATTTTACACTCTCGCATTCTATCAAAACATTTGATACACAAAATGTGTTCGCATTTACGAAACTTTACACACTCCCCAGTCGTGTGACACGCAGTACACACATCGTTCCTGAATTCTAGTACCTCGTTCTTGAATCTCCAAAAACACGATGTACACACTTTCAGTCCAGGTCTCATATTTTTACCGCATACCAGGAAATTTGGGCAAGTCATCTATTTAGACTGTCGGAATAAATTCCCATTTTAAATCGTAGCAAATCTTTTTCCATATGACATCTTGTTGATACAACTTTTCCTTCGACTTCAAAAGTGGAAAATATCTAAGGTACTGGTCTTCACTCAAGAGTTCACAAAACTTATAGAGGACGTACGAGTAACTGAGAAAGTTCTTTCGTTCACTTGGGCAGTTATCATCGAAGGGTTTTTGAATATCTTTGAACATGATTCGCAGATACTCCTCCAACTCTTGGGGCATATTAGGAGGTTTGATCCCACTCAAGACATTCGTGATGTAAGGCACATGTTCGTAGTA